TTTGGCGGCTCCATGATGGTGATCGGCGAACAGACGGACATGCTGTCCAAGCTGATGAGCCCGCTTGGTCTCGCCATCGGAGCCGTTACAGCCGCGATTGGCATTTCGGCCGCCGCGAGCATCCATGCCGCTGAGAGCATGGCGCAGTACGGCGAGGCGGTTTCAAGGCTCAGCCAGCAAACGGGTGTCTCGACGGACGAAATTCAGAAGATCGGCTACGCCATTGAGACAGTCGGCGGCAAGAGCACGGATAGCGGCGTCGCGCTCGACACGCTGGCGAAGAAAATCGGTGCTGCACAGGAAGGCAGCAAGCAGGCGCAAGGCATCTTCCAGGTGCTCGGCGTCTCGATGTCCGACCTGAAGAACCTTAGCCTCGATCAGGTGCTCGCGAAGATCGCGGACGCGTTCTACAACACGACCGACAGCGCATCGAAGTACACCGCCGCGCAGGAACTGTTCGGCGGCGCAGCCAAGGACATGATCCCGCTGCTCGATCAAGGATCGGTCGGACTCGCCGAACTCGGCGTGCAGGCGCAAAACGTGGGCGCGGTGCTCGGTGGCGCGACGATCCAGCAGATGACTCAGCTTAACGAGCAGATGAAGCTCGTCAAGGCGAACTCTGACGCGCTGTCATTGCAGGCGAAAACAGCCCTGTTGCCGGCGCTGCTCGACATCACGAAAGCCTTCGTCGACATGAGTTCGTCGGGCAACACGGTGCAGGAGTTCTTCCAAGGCGTCGGGGCCGTGCTCAAGGGGACCGCTGCGGCAGCGGCGACCGTGGCTGTCGGCTTCGATCAGATGGCTGAAATGATCGCGACGGCGGCTGTCGCGGCAAACTTCGCGGCGCATGGTGACTTCGCGTTGGCCGGAACGGCCATCATCCAAGGCTTTAAGAACGTCGAGACCGAGGGCGAGAAGTACAAGAAGTTTCTGAGCGATCTATACAGCAGCACTCCGGCGGAGCAAGGACCGCAGATTATCCCGCTACAGTCGATCCAGTTGCCGCAAACGCGCGGGCGCACTAAGACCGGCCAAGCTGGCCTGATCGACAAGACGCAGTTGCAAGGCGAAGTGCAGGCGGTCAAGGATGCGCTCGCTCAGGAACTGTCGTACGTGGCGAGCGCGCAGAAGCAACTCGACGCGCTGTACAAGGGCAGCGGCATCAGCGAATCTGCGTACTATCAGCAGACGCGCGATCTCATCGCGCAGAAGTACACCGACGAGGTCGACGCCTATAACAAGGAAGCGGCGCTGCTCGCGAAGGGGCTGAACGATCGGAACCTGAGTGCTCAGCAACGCGCGCAGATCAACAATCAGATCCAGCAGGATCAGGCGAAGGCGGCGAAAGCGACAGAAGACTTCTTCGCCGAAATTGCAGACTCGGCCGCGAAAGAGGATGAGGTATGGCAGAAGTACGGCCAGTCGCAGGTTGACGCCACGAACAAGATGGCCGACGCCAACGAGAAGGAGGCGCAAAAGCTTCGCGATCAGGCGGCGACCTACGGCCTGACGAAGTCGGCGCTCGATCAGTTGCTCGTCTCGCGTGCCCAGAGCACCTTGGCGCTCGATCAAGAGGGGCTGGCAATGGCCCGGCTAAACGACGTTGCGCCGGATGTCATCGCGAATTACGAGAAGATGATCGCGGCCGATCAAAAGCTGCTCAAGAGCCAGCAAGACTTGCTTGGCGCGCAGCAGTCGGACGATGCCGCGCAGCAGTTCCACAAGCAGCAGGAAGATTACGTAAAGACGTGGCAAAGCACGATCGATGGCATCGGCACGGACTTCCATAACGGCTTCCTGCAGATGCTGGGCGACGGGAAGGCGGGTTGGGCGAGCTTCACCGACTCGCTCAAGAACACGTTCGAGACGACGGTCGTGAACGAGCTGTACAAGGCGTTTGCAAAGCCGATGGTGATCAGTGTGATTGCGCAGATTGCTGGCATTGCTGGTGGCAGCGACATTCAAAACCAGATCCTGCAAAACAACGGCATGGCTGGCTACGGCAACCAACTTAATAGCATTTCGAATGCCTATGGCGCCCTCACGAAGGGATATGGGATGCTTCAGGGCTATTTCGGCCTTGGCGAAACGGCGGGGATGACATCGGACGCTGCGTCGTCGATCGGGGGCACCCTTGCCGGCGGGTTTGGAAGCAGCGGTATGGGCGCAGACATCAGCGGCGAGGTGGCGTCGTCTACTGCCAATATTGCCGCGGCTGAAGGTGTCGGCTCCAGTGGGGCATCTACATTCAACGCCAACACCCTGACCGCCGCCGCGTCAGCAACTCGCGCTATCCCGGTCGTCGGCTGGATCTTGGCCGGCATGGCGCTTGACTCGAAGTTGATGGCGCAGGGCTGGAACCCGGACAACGGCTCAATGAGCGGCGCCGGAAAAGTGCTCGGCTCGGCAACCATGGCCTCGTACGATCTGGCGAAGGCGATCGGCATTCCGTCGGGTATCGCAAATATTCTGACCGGCGCGTCGACGTTCTCACGCCTGTTCGGGCGAAAAGATCCGCAGGTAGATAGCGCGGGCGTCGACGGCATGATCACGGTCGCTAATGGCTTCCAGGGGCAGGACTTCACGGACTGGACCGCGAAGGGCGGCTTTTTCCGTAGCGACGCTCACGGCACAGTCAACACGCCTGCGACGCAAGACCAGCTCGACCTGATCAATGGCACGGTTGCCGGCACTGTTGGGGCGGTCAAGATGCTTGGCGACGCCATAGGTGGTATTGATGGCTTGCAGGACAAGCTATCGAATTTTCACTACGCCATTCGCAACGACTGGCGCGATCAGACCAACATCACGAAGTCGCTAACGGACCTTTCCAATGGCCTTGTCGATGCGATCATTCCGCTTGAACAGTACCAGCAGACTGGCGAGTCGCTGACACAAACCGCCGTTCGCCTGACTGGCGTTTTCACGTCGACGAACACACTGGCCGACGTGCTCGGCAAGACGATGACGCAGGCGTTCGGCTCCGTTGGGATTGCCGGCGCGCAGACGTGCCTGAATCTCGTCGCGGCAGCCGGCGGCATCGACAGCTTTAATACGGAGGTGTCTGCCTACGTCAAGGCGTATTACAGCGGCTCGGAGCAGCTTGCACAGGCGCAAAGCCAGATGACGCAAACCTTCGCGTCGATTGGCCTGGCGCTGCCGAAGTCGAAGGAAGCATTCCGTGACGTGGTTACGTCGCTCGATCTGACGACGACGGCAGGGCAGAACACGTTTGCCGCCCTCATGGCGCTGGCACCGGCTTTCGACCAGTACACGCAGGCAATGAAGCAGGCCGCCGACGCTCAACAGGCGCTTTGGAATCAATACTTCAGTGCCGTCTACACGCCGACGCAGCAGTTGGCGATGAACACGAAGCAGTTGCAGGATCAGTTCAACGCGCTCGGCGTTGCGATGCCGAAGACGAACGCCGATTTCGAGACGTTGGTCGAGAACATGGATACGTCGTCGCAGCCGGCGAAGGATCTGCAAAACGCATTGCTTGCGCTTGCACCATCCTTTGCGCAGGTAACGTCGGCAGCAGATCAGGCCACGCAGGCAGCGCAGCAGGTTGCGGCACAGAACCTGCAAACGGCGCTTGGCGATGTCCAGAGCGCCTATGACACGCAATCGAAGGCGATCCAGTCGAACATCGACTCGATCAACCAGTTCATCAGTTCGCTGACGAACCTCAAGCAGTCGTTGTCGCTCGGGTCGTTGTCGACGCTTTCGCCGCAGGACAAGTACAACGCTGAGAAGCAGTTGTTCGAAAGCACATCGGCGAGCGCGGCCGCCGGCGATGCAACGGCACAGGGCAATCTGCCGCAAGTCGCGCAAGACTTCCTCACCGCGTCGCAGGCATACAACGCCAGTTCGCAGGCGTATGTCGACGATTACAACGCGGTGCAGAAGTCGCTCGATGCGAACATCGCGACGGCGCAGCAGCAGTTGAGCGCAGCACAGCAACAGCTCAACGCGACGAATCAGATGGTGCAGGGCATCTTGAACCTGAACCAGACGACGCAATCGCTTGCTGATGCGTTGAAGGCGTATTTCGCTGCGGGCGGCACGGCATCGAGCGCCACGGGCGCCAATACCTACGGCGGGGGCGCTGGCTCGAATCTGAATGCAGCGCAAGTGCAGGCCACGGCTGATCCGACGACCGGCCTGATCCCGTATAGCGCTGCCAACCCGTATGGCCCGATGGGCGGCAATAGCGTCAGCGACTGGCAGAACAGCGCCGGGTGGCTGACGCCGGCAGACCTGATGGCGATCGCGGACCAGGCTCGCGCCCAAAGCGCTGCAATCAACGGCTCGCACGCCGGCGGTCTGGATAGCGTGCCGTTCGATGGCTACCGTGCCGAGCTCCACAAGGGCGAGGCGGTGGTGACCTCGGCGAACAACCAGAAGTTGTCGCAGATGCTCAACATCGACTGGTCGCGCTTTGGCAACAACGATCAGACGGCGCTGCTGAGCGAGATCAAGGCGCTGCGGGCTGAGACCGCTCAGATGAGACAGCAGCTAGTTACGGTTGGCGTCGAGCG